CATCTCCTGCCTCCTTCCAGCGTTTGATCTTCTCTTTCGCATACTCAGGATCATAACTGTATGGACTCTCATTCTTATCGAAGAACGCAACCGATGCAAACTTATAAATCAAGTCCGTAGTTGGTACTACGAAATCCAATCTCTCCTTAAGCATCGATACTATCTTCCACAACTCACTCACTTTAATCTGCTTCGGATCATTCACAATCTCATCAAACCTATCAATAAACATCTGCAGATGCTCCTTCTGAATTCTCATGTTCCACTCTTCATACACCTGGAGTGCTGTCAGTCCTCTTGCTGAGAACGTATTGAAGTAATCTTTGATGCGATAGTACTGTACTCCGTTACTAATAAAGGCAGGCTCAATCACATGTCCTTCTTCTAACTGCCAAACTGTTTTGCCTGTTACCTTCGTAGATAACTTAAGCCATGCGTTTTTCGTAGTAATCTTTAACTTCTTGAATCGCTGTTTCAATCTTTCCATATCGTTTTATTCCATTGTAAATCAACTCCCATCTATTCCACTTGTCAAGCTTGAACTCATGCCCATCAGGATGCTTCCATCTGTAGGCTCTGCTCATACAAGCACATCTGCCTCGTGCTCTATAACCTATGCTTAATAGGTAATCATTAATATCCGTCATCGATTAGCTTCTTGTATATGATTGTGTTCACTGCTGCCAGTGCACAAATATAAAGAACTGCTTCCAATATAGCTGACTTCAAATCAGTCCAATCAATAACACTAACCAGATAAGGCCATGAGTGAACGGAAGCCATGCAAGTTACACAACCTGCAATTGGCATCCACATCTTGCCAAGTAACTCCTCACCTTTATCATTCAGTCTCTCGAAGATCATTCCATCTTCAAAGGCTAATCTAAATCCATTTATGTAAAGTGAGTTGAGTAATAAGAATAATAATGTTTCTTGCATTAGCATTAGTCAGTTACATTTACAGTTGTCTTGAATGTTAGCGTAGCACAAGTGTACTCCACATCATTAACTACCCAGCTCACAGCATCTCCATTCGTATCACGAATCGTTAAAGTGTAGAAGCTATATTGATTGAACATGCCTGCTGTTGCATTCCACTGATACATGGCTAAACCTCCTTGAGCAGTACTTGAATAAGTACCTTGCTCCCAGATTACTCCTGAAGTGTTATCAGTGTAGTAAGCTGTATAACTGCCATCAGCCAAACCAAGATCAAGATAAAAGCTATCAGTGCCACACTGAGTAAGCTGAATGAGTTGGCATGTGTTGCACAATGTGGGGACGGCAGCTCCTGTAGCAAAAGCAGCAGGATAATAATTATCTTCTGTTTGAATAACAATCATTACAGGAACATCAACAGGATTAATAACATTAAATGTTATAATCGAATCAGTGCCTGTGTTCAAAGTAGTTGGTCCACTAATTGAATAAGTTATTGTTGCTCCAAATAATGATAAGCCATCAGCTATTATCTGATCGCCCCAATTTATTAAGGATGCATTAGCAGTTAGGTTTGCACCATTGCCATTAATTGCCGTAGTGTACATATACCAAGAAGGTACATTGCCTAGCTCGTTTCCTTTGATTGTGATTGAAGTAATATAGTTTGCCATGTTACAAATATACTAATTAAAGAAGCGAATCCAATCACGATGGAATGAATTGCAGTAATATCTAAAGCAGTCAAGTAAATCGGCCTTGCGTAAATCACTCTGCCTATCCTTGATGATATCTCCTTCGTTATCAACCTCCACATATTTCAAGTCCTTAATCAGCCACTCACATGAAGGATCTATCTTGATGCAATAGTTCTGAAGCAAACTATTCACGAGCACTCTCGTATCTCGGATGGATGGATTCACTGATGGCTGTTTCATCTGTGCTCTTCCTAACCTCAACTTCGTAGCCACTACATCATAATATCCCAAGTTACCTTGAGTTAAGGCTGACCTATTCGCTCCTGTGCTATCGCCAGTGATAATGAAGGATGCTTTAGGAAAGGCCACTATAATCTGATCACATAGCTGATAGATGTCAGAGTTCTTCAGATAGAATTCCTTAACCACATGGATGCAACCGTTAATCTGTTGGACCGCTATGCATGTGATAGGATCCACGTTGAAGTCAAAAGATAAGTATAGATGCTGGCTTGAGTCATATGATACAGGATGGATATGTTTAGTATCAAAGGCATAAGCAAAAGGATTATTCGTAACATCGACATCTTCTGCAAGTATCTCACATCGGAATGTTAGTTCATCCAACTGCTCACGCAAGTGATCCACTTCCATAGGATCAATGTGAGGATTATCATAAGTGCTAAGGTTGAATGAGGACCAGCTTGCATCATCATCTCGTTTGAATAGTTCCTTGAAATATGTCTGCCCAAACTTAGGTGTAGATAGAATCCACGCATCTCCTTTGTAGTCTATCAGTGTTGCCATGATAGTCTGATTCCACGCCTCTCTAAACTTCTTAGCCTTCTCAGCTTCATCAATCACTACTCTCGCATACTTCCCTCCTCTTCCACTATCAGGCTCATCCATACTCCAAAAGTCAATCACTCCACCAGTAATCAATCGCATCTGCTTTGTCTGTTCATTCTTTGATTCAATCACGCTCTTAAGTGCTGTCTTAAGTTCAATCCACACATCATTCAAGTCCTTATAAGTCGGTGCATAGTAAGCACAAGGTAAGCCATCAAGAGCAACCTGCGGAAGCAGTTCGTTTACTGCCAGCGTAGTCTTGCCCCATCGCCTACCAATCTTCAGCACATTGTACCTGGACTTATCGCCAAGTACTTTAGTCTGTCCTGAATGAAGCTCCTTAAGAGTTACTGTTATCTCACTCACGCACTACTCTGATTGTAATGTTATTATCATCGGTCTTAATCTCTTGACTGCTCATCTTCGGATGTAGATAAGGCAAGATATCAGTAATAGCCTTAAGCCTATCCTTAGGCTGTAAAGCATTCATATCAGCAGCGAACTTGTATAAGTCGTACTCATCAAGATACTCCTTGAAGATATCCTTAATCCAGTTCTTATCTCCTATCATATTATTTTCCTTTACTCTTCTTTACTTTGTTAGGCATCTTCTTCCAAGCTGCCTTGCTTGTCTTTTTAGACATTTCTTTCGCAATCTTCGGATGCGTTGCATACATTAGACCTGCTTGTGCTTTACTTTTAAAAGGTGCCATGTTGTTATGTGTTTATACAAAGATACTACACTTTCACGTTTTTACTGCGATACTGATAGAAGTAAAGAAATTCATCAATAAAAACATCATCAGTAATCAAGCCACTCTCAGCCAATCGCAAAGCATAATCTTTGTCCTCTTCAAAGTTAGAATCCTTGTAGCCAATCTTCCTTGCAATCTCTACCTTAACAGGATTAAGATGGTTAAGTGGCCGATGGAAAATATAACAATCCGATGACCTAAATACTTTATCAATATATTTTAAGCCAGCACGATGCACGAACTCAACCGGCTTGATGTTATTGCTCGTGATGATTCCACGAAAGCCAACTCCATCAGGTAAGTACTTGAGCTTATTCAAGATGTGATTCACATACTGCGGACTGACTAAGTCATCATCATCAATGAAGCTGATGTAAGTAGTCTTACAATCATCAAGAGCACGCTGCCTCTTGTTGCCGATGCTATCCGTTGGATGCTCAAATACTTTTACTTGTACTTGATCATTAAGCTGTGGATTCAATCGAGCCATTAACCTATCCAGGAATGGCTTCCTCTTTGGAATCGTTAATACTGCAATTGTCCACAGCTTCTTCATATCGGGAACTTATGTTTTGCTCGTTCAAAGAATATCTTCTCGCCTATCCTCCACGCTGTTCTGCTATTCTCAGATTGGTAGGTCTTATCGTATTTCGATTTGCCAACACTAAAATGCCTATGCTCAATCAGGATATCCGTTCCGTTGTAGTACATGCCATTACTCAAGGCCGTTGCTCGCAGATCATCATCAGCAAACATACTGATGTAGTCAGGATGATACATGTATCCCAACTTCGCATAAGCTTCTCGATTCATAATTGGAATGGTCATCTTCTTGGAAGTTATGCCATCATCAACTTGCAGCAGTCCTGGTCCATCTATCATCTCGAACTTGTGAAGGATTCTTTCATCCCAAAGTTCAGGACTAAACATATCATCAGATACCAGGATCATTATCTGACCAGCACTAACCTTCGCACCTTCTTTCGATGCCTCAACCATATTCCTTGAGTTGGCCGTAATAAGCACAGCATTTGAATTAGTAAAGGTCTGATGGTACTGCTCAAGCGATGCATCCTTTATCGATAAGCTCACTATCCACTCGTACTCATGATCTCCTGAGGCCGTTGCCATCCAGTGATCGTAACACTTCCGAGCCTGAACAGGCCTGCCCAAGCTCGGATGAATTAGTGAAATAAGCATTTTAAAGCGTTTTAAGCTATTAACTTATTAAAAAGGTATGTCATTGCTACCTTTAGCTCCAAAGTTATCCTGAGAGCTTGTATTGACGCTGGGAGTAGCTTCCTTAGCCTTTATGTTCAGGTATGTTTCACCTGCCTTTGTTTTCGCAACCCAAGCACTGAGCTGAAGTTCAACGCCATTTACCTTGATCTTGCCTGTGTAATCAGGATGGAGTTCTGTTGTCTTTTTGTTGTTCTTGAACAACGAGCCTTGCATTTCTTTTAGTTCGTAAGCCATTTTTTTAGGTT